AGCACACACAATCGCCTGAGACCCACTTGAGACGGCTCACGGGTTACGCTCATACAGGGCATGAAGGATGCAGGTTACCTGACGCTTGAGCAATGCGAACCCATCGTCATCAAGTGGGCATGTGCCAAGGTAGGTGCAAAGTGGCAGATCAAGGCGGAGAAGGTTCGCTTCGTGAGTACCCACGCAAAGTACAACACGGCAAAGACTGTGAAAAACGACATCATGCATATGCTCAAGGGTACGACACGCCATGCTCAATCGAATGGCAGGACTGAGCCTACAGACAAAGTCGCTAAGATTATTGAAGCTTTCAAGAAGCTCACACTCGCAGAGCAACGCAAGGTTCTCAAAGCCCTGTCAGCCTAAACCGATTCAGTCTGAATCGTTTTCCAAGAAACGCACAGAGCGAGAGGCTTGTGCGTAGTTTCTTTTCTTGTCCAACCTAGGAGATCATCATGAAACCATCAGCAGTCATCTCGCACATCTTGTGCTCACTCACACTCGTGACATCCATCATCGTAGGCTTCAACGGCATGAACGAGTACGGCGTTGCCCCATTGTGGGCATTGCTCACGCTTGGCGGATCGTTCTTGCTAGGCTTTCAATTCATGCTCATCATCACAGGAGAATAATCATGCGTAACTACTTCATGCCCGTCATCAAAGATGTCAAAACAGTTCAACTAGGTGCGACACGCTACGCACTTCAATACTATTACCCCAATGGAGGCAGTCAGTATGTCGTCTACGTATACAAGCGAGACAGACTCCAAGATCGTGGGCGTACCTACACACCGCAACAGTTCGATCACTGGCTCGCCAAGCAACAGATTCAAGGTGACTTGTTTGATTATTGAACTACAAAACCGATTCAGACTGAATCGCTAAGATTATTGACGTCAATAATCTTGGTTTTGTAAACTGTCAGTGTGTAAAGCGTGCTAACTGTGAACGAGGCTACTCCGCAACCCGCATCAATGCTTGCGCTCCCGAATTTGCGTCCTATATATAATTATTTTTATTTATTTATATATATAAGAGAGAGTATTTATGGGGGTGAGCATTTTTCCATGAGCAAGGACAAACATTTTTGTCCAAGCCTTTTAGCATTTAAAAAAAAAAGCAAATAGTCAGGCATCAAACAGCCGAAGGCCAGTACTCATGCGGGTTTGAGGGTGGCCTAAAACTTAGCAAATGCCTTGTACACACGGACGCAATCTGATAAACTGTACAGTCCCTCAATAATCACAACCGAAAAGGTAAACAATCATGTATGAAAGTTACATTAACCTCAAACCAAACGAGCTACACCAGCGACTACTCAATCGTAAGCTGCACCCCAAGGAGATACGGCGTATCAAAGATGAGGTTGCTGAACTCAAAGAAGCAAGGCGTGTGGAGCGCATCACACGAACGCACCGCAAGGCAGAGTGGGCTAACGTGCTTGATCCGCTACGCTATGAACTCAACAACGCCAAGGTTGGGCGAAGGTATGCCCTGCAAGATGAGGCAAGGGTTGAAGCGTTCGATGCCTACATCGCAGTGATGGAAAAGGTTTTGGCCAAGCTAGAGTTTCCATCGAAGGTGCTAGATCAAACGCCCATGCAGATAGCCAAGGAACACAACGCCACAGGCAAGGGGTCACCGATCAGCAACGATGGCGAGCATTGGGTTGATTGGATACCGCCCAAGATCAAGGAGCGCATAGGTCAAGCGTTCATGGAGTTACCGCACAAGGTAAAGGCCAAGCGCAAAGTGCCGTTCATGAGGGTGATGCTATCTGCCCAACACGACACGGCCAAGCAAAGATTATTGAAGGCGACACACAAAGAGATCGCCACGTTAGAGCGTAGACAGATGGTTGCACCAACCGATGAACGAAAGGAGAAGATCGAACGGATGCATAAAGCAATCAAGATTATTGAAGCAATGACAGACAACGAAGCGGTTCCTGCCACATGGAACACGCTCAATGGAATCGAAACCGATTCAGACTGAATCTTTTTTACACAACCACAAGGAGAAATGAAATGAAACTGACAGTAGATACCTTAGACAACGAGGCCAAGAGTGCCGTCATCAACATCGGCACGAACGGAGGGTACATCGAGGCGTTCATTGACGACTCGTTTGTAAACCCACAACTGTGCATCAACTTCTACAACAGTGGAGGCACTGTGTTCTCACGAGAAGTCATGCCCTTATCAATGTTCACATCAAGGAGTAAGTAAATGAGTACAGCAAAACTAATTCAAGTCGAGGGCTACTGGCACGAGGACAACACCCCATTGGAGGGACGCTGTCTTGTCATGCCACTGGACTTGAGCGACTCGATGCGTGACTACGTACTGAGAAGCACGATAGACAGGAACTTTGTGTTCCACATCTTCAATGCAGGTGATCGCATCCTAGGGGAGCATCACTCATTCACCATCACAGATTTCAACCCGATCGATGAGATCACAACAGGAGCAGTGCAATGAGCAAAGTCAAACACAAAACCAACATCCAGTTCATAACCGATCTGATGTCCCACTCACAACAGGGTGCGCTGATGCAAGCCTATCTGATCGAGGCGATACACGCCTACTCAAAACAAACCAAGGTTGCACCGCCGTGGTCTACAGATAACACCTTCATAAGCGAGGCCGCTTGGCGTGCCTGTGCTGACGAGGCGCTCGATGCTATTAACAACAGGAGTAAATGAAATGATCGTACTAAAACTAACCGAGGGGCAAGCAGAGGCAGTGATGCTTGCATTGAACGAACACATCTATGTGCGAGGCGAGGTGCGTCACTATGTAGACACACGCTACTCAGAACGAGACAGCAACTTCCGCAACATAAAGATTGGTGAGGTGCAAAGTCGCATCGACAAACTTAATCGTGTGTTAACGCAGATCAAAGGAGCACAACATGAATGAACCCGCAAAGATTCAGAACGATCTGTTCAGCGCATGGCGAGCAGTCATGCAAGCTGGTGATCTTATCAACGCTAATGGCTTGGAGAATGTCGACAGACACAACCAAGACATCTACGAACGCTCTCTGTCCGCTGTGACAGAGGCAGGCAAGCAAGTCCTCATTGCGTATGACTTGCTCAATGAAGTAAAGGAAACCAAATCCGATTCAGTCTGAATCGCTTTTACATAACTCAAGGAGAAACAAATGACTGATACAAACAACACATACAACTGGCAAGATATGCTGTCCATCATGGCTCATGCACGTGATGCGATACGCACCACTGACGGCATCCTCAGACGGGCATGGCATCTCTCGGATGACGAGGATGAGATGCAGGAGATCAGCGTCAAGCGTGATGCTAGGTACTGGATCATCCGTGAGATGGACAAGTACCCCATGCATTCCGTCATCGAGGCATCCATCAAGCTCGTGCGTCCCATCGACTGGCAACAGTTGTTGATGGAGTGGCCTCATGTATCCGAGGGTGACCGCACCAAGATAGCCTACACACAGAACGAGGTCAAGGGTCAGAAGAACATACAGACTGCCACATCTGTGGGCAAGTATCTCAACCGCCACTTCCCTCTGCCCGATCACACCATTCGTGATCTCGTTGCCCGTCATGGGTCAGCGGCTCGCTATCAGTTCGTGCATACCACTGCCGAGATGATCTACCATCTACACAAAGGGCCGGGCTCATGTATGGTGTGGCGTGACGACAGAGGCATCCGCTGTGGCGATGGCGTTCAGCGTCATCCCTATGAGGCATACGATCCCAAGTATGGTTGGCACATGGCAGTGCGCATCGAGGGTGATGAGACTGTTGGCCGTGCGCTGTGTATGACCAGCCCCAAGGACGACAAGAAGTACTACGTCAGGACGTACGCTAGGCCATCCAACAACGGCGGGTACAGTGAGACGGACAACGGCATGGAGAACTGGCTTGCCGAGCAGGGCTACCACAAGCGTAATGACTGGCAGGAAGGTGAGCGACTAGCGTACCACGAGACGAGCGATGACTTCCTTGCACCCTTCCTTGACGGCAATGAGAAGCGTGTGACGATTGACGTAGGCAACAGGTGCATTGTGATTGACAGTGATGGCGAGTACATCTGCGATCAGACAGGCGGTTGCCCCACGGATGACGCTAATGACTGCTTCGACTGCGAGGACTGCGGTGATCGTACCGATGACGATGACGGCTACTGGATCGGACGAGGTGAGGACACTCGTGTATGCCGTTCATGTCTTGAGCACAACTACACCTATGTGTACGGCAGACGAGGCAATCAGTACTATGTGCATGAAGACAATGCGATCTATGTCGACTCTCAAAGCGAGCACTACGATGTGGACTACCTTGAGGACAACGAGATCGTTGAGCTTAACAACGGCGAGTACGCCCCACTTGATGAGGCAGTCGAGATCAATGGTGATTGGTATCACGTCGAGGATGAGCGCATCTGCCGTACCGAGGACACCGATGAGTTTTTGCTTGTCGATGATGGATGCTGGCAATGCGAGGAGTCGGGCAACTGGTACAGCGACAGCATCGACTTCGTTGAGGTAGATGGCAAGAAGTATCACATCAACTATGCCCCTGCTACTGACGATGAAGACGGCGACACTGCCGTAGTCGCTTCGCCTGTCGTTACTAAGCCCGAAGCTACCATGCTGACGATGGACATGCTCAGTGAGGTAGCTCTGGTTGAGGACTACACCATTGCGGGTGACATCATTCGGTTCAGCATGACCATACTGCATGACGGGGTCAAGCTGTTCGGCCATCGTGATGTCCCTTCAAACCACATCGCTACACATGGCATGGATCAGGTGCGCACTGATATGCGCAAGATGATCAGCACCGAGCTAATGTACATAGCATCCATCAACGCTAACAATTCAATCTAAGGAAACAATCATGACTAAACGTAAACAACAACCCATCATCGTACGTACACTTGAACGGGCATTGTCTCGCAAGCGTCCACACAAAACACACGAGGTATCCAACTTCACTGCATGGCTGTTCGAGCACCTGCCTGCTGAACTCAAGTCGTTCACATTCGTTGATGGTGCAGGCAACCTACACATCGATGCTCGTGGTGCGGGTAGCAAGACTCTGTTCATCGCTCACGTTGACACAGTACACAAGGACACAGGCGTCAACCTCATCAAGAAGACGCAGACCCACTGGTATGCCAACGGCGCCCCTCTCGGTGCTGACGATGGTGCGGGTTGTGCCATGCTCATGCACCTCATCCACTCAGGTGTCAAGGGCTACTACATCTTCAGCCAAGGCGAGGAGTGCGGTGGCATCGGTGCTAAGCACATCGCTACGCATCACATCCCGCTACTGAAACAGTTCGATCGTGCGATTGCATTCGACAGGCGTGGCATCGACAGCGTCATCAGTCATCAGGGTATGGGCAGATGTGCGTCTGACAAGTTCTGCGATGCCCTTGCGTCTGCGCTCAACGAGCACAACGACAACCTGATGTACTCTCCTGACGACACAGGCGTGTACACCGACACCGCTGAGTTCACCGATGACATCCCTGAGTGCACCAACATCAGCGTCGGCTACTACAACGAGCATGGTGATCGTGAGAACCTTGACATCGTGCACTTTGCTGCCCTTGCTGTTGCTGTGGCCAAGCTTGATTGGGAGGCACTGCCTACTGATCGTGACCCGACTGTGCCTGACTACAAAGACTATGGCTACGCCACATACAACAAGAACTGGTGGTCAAGCTATGGCGTGTACAAGGATGACAAGGACGACAAGTATACCAAGCTCGTGCAGAGCGATCATTGGCATGACGATGACGAGTACTTCGAGACAGAGATTCTGTTCGATGCCTTGTACGATGCGCAAGCTGGGTACTACGATGACATCATCAACCTAATCGCCGAGTGTGTGTACCCCGAAGATCCAGTGTTCGCTATCAAGTTCTTGAGCAAGCGCAAGCTGACTGACGATTTATTAGAAGAGGCCAAGCAAATGGCCCGAGCCTACGACGCACCGACTGTGCTGTGCACACTGTTCGATGCTATTCATTGTGAAGCTTAACCAAAGGAGAGAGAAGATGACTAAACCAAAACTAGGTAGAACCCGTGCGCCTAACGGAACAAGTGCTCAGCCACGAGTAACTGTTGTGTTGAATATAGCCACCGCAGAAAAACTTAAACAGTTGCAAATTCAGTACACAGCAAAGTTAGGGTTTGAATTGACTGCGTCGCAGTTGATTGAGCACCTGTTACACAACCAACAAGGAGAAAGCAAATGACTGACGCACAACTGCAAATGGAGGCAGATGACCTCATCGCCAAATACAAAGATGAAATCATTGACCAAGGTGATTGGTGGTGGGGCACAGACACGCACTCGTACAACATTCACTCGATGGAGGATGACTGTGATGGTTGGTACAACGTCAACGTGTACAAGGTTGATCCAGTTACGGGCATGGACAACTATGAGTGGATGATTGATCTGCCCCGTGTGTTTATTAAAGGAGAAGTAAATGACTGCAATAACTAAGACACAGATGATAAACGCCTGCGCTGACTACGAGGTGGAGTGGTTCTTTGACAGAGAACCTGCGGAACAGAGGGAGGTGTTTCGACACATCCAAATGCATGGGTTTAGGGGGTTTGCCAACTACCCTGCTGACGCCTTGTTCGCCACTTGTGTAGACAAGGGCGTATTCTTAATGGAGGAATGAAATGAACGGACTAGACACACACTACGCTAACATGTTGGCAGATCATCAACGCATGCTCGATGAGCAAGCACAGAAGGAGGAAGAGATGGATAGTTTCAAAGACAAGATAGCGTTGCTACTTGAGGAGAACCACCCCGCTGAGTTGGAGAGGCTCACGGGTGTGGACGATACAACGTGCAAGAAGGTTGTGCACCAGCTATACATGGAAGGGTTCAATGACCAGAACTGTTGGGAACCTGAGAGGGTAGGTGACATCTGGGTCATCTTCGGCAAGAACTTCTCAGGTGAGTGGATAGATGAGGAGGGTGAGTATCGAGGGTTCGATACCAGACGTGAAGCAAACGACTATATCAAGGAGACATTCAAATGAGATACGTAGAGAAAACATTTACCGAGGACATGGGTGGGGGGTGCATGGTTGACTTCCTCATACTGAGCGATGGCCGTTGCGTGGGCATCGATAGCGATTCGATTGTGTTGTACGAATCGTACGAGCAGGCCCGTGATGGCGTTGGCTTCTTAAAAATGATTGACTTGTGGGAAGGAGAAAAGAAATGCTAACACCATGGGAAAAGTTTGAGCGAGTAGTACTTTTGTTATTGGTAATTATACTTATAGGAGATATTTTATACTGGAGACCCTATTGACTTCTGTCTACTCTTGGACAAATAATGTTCACCCAAGGAGAAACTAATGAACAACACACCCTACGATACAGGTAAGGTCAAGATCGGCTTGACCTATACACCACCACCCCCTGAATCTACGCCTGAGTCCGACTGGATACAGTGCATATTGCTTGGCGACAAGCCGGGGATGGATGACCTACTGCTTACCACAATACAGTCCATCGGACTCATTGCTTTCATCGTTATCGTCATGCTTATAACAGGAGGAACCTCAAATGCCTGACATCCAAACTGCTTTCAAAACAGCACTTAGCAAAACCTTACAACAATGGGATGACGATGGGGAAGCTCCCCCTCTTCAACCAGTGTCATCTTCTTTTCCGCAACCAACCAACCCCACGCAACCAACCACCATGAAGAAAACATTTAACGTCACCAACAACATCTCCCGAGTAACCTTCGACTACATCAAAAACAACCCGGGTTCTACCCGCAAGGAGATCATCCAAGCCCTTGAGCATCAAGGCTTTGCAGGCGGATCAACATCGAGTCTGATTGCACAGATGAGACGCAACAACATGATCCATGAGAAGGATAGTTTTTACTACGCAGACATAGCCGAGTACCGCCCAATCAAATCGCTCAAGGCGATGAAGAAGATGGATGCACCCATAGCACCGCCCAAGCGCAAGTACGAGAAGAAAGCCGTGACAGGCATCGGTGCGTTGCTACGAGAGAAGCTGGAGAATACGCCTATGCCTAGCCAAGATGCGCTTGACTCTGCTGCCTATGCCATGGGCGGGCATACGCCTAAACGAATGATCTCGCTTGTGCGTGTCAAGTCGCCCGAAGATATCTTAAAAGACATGACTGTGTATCAGGCACACGACTTGTACCGCCACCTTAAAGAAATGTTTGGAAGTTAAGATGAAAGACAAAAACACACCTGCGTTCCCATTTGTTGCGGAAGATGCTTCGGGCATGATGATAAACATGGGCATGAGTTTGCGTGATTACTTTGCGGCTAAGGCACTGCCTGTTGCGGTAAAAATAAACACACTGCAATACAACAAAGAGCTTGGTAATGAATGGTTTTGGGACGATGAAGAAGACGCCGCGTTTGCCGCAAGCGTTGCGTATCAACTAGCAGACGCAATGATGAAAGAGAGGCAGAAATGAAAATACCTTTCCTTGAAAGGTTCATGGCTAGGGTGCGCTCGTGGTTTCATAGAGGTGCACCGATTGTCGTGGACGCAACGCCCATAGGGGAGACACCGCAAGCTCCTGTGGCTGTGCCTGAAGAACCTAAGAAGCAACGCAAGCCTCGTGTGTCACACAAAGAGGACAGGCGCAACCTGTCTGAACTACTGGACAACCTTGACACGTCCTTTGATACCTACCGCCTGCCTAGCATGAAAGAGTCTTGGCTTGAACAGGACAGCGTCATAGGCTTACGCAAGCTAGGCACGCACGTACCCAACCCATGGGAGATGCCGTGGTCTGATGACGAGGAGAATATCAAAGTCAATGTGTCCAAGGCCATGCCAACGCTGATGTGTATTTGCATCGGTAACAAGGAGACACGGCAGGACTCTGATAGTGACCATATATACCCTGACATCATGTTTGCCATCAAGCACAAGAAGCTACCTTGGTATGTTGGCTATCACTCAGGTGTGCCGTATCAGTACGGGGCCGCTTTCCGTCTCGATGGTAAGTTGTTTTGGATTCATATGTGGTTCACCATCAATCGCAAGACAGGCGCCATGCAAGCGTGTGAGGAACTGCGTACGATCGTCAACGTCATACCCATCAAGAACCCTGCGTCTAAGCGGGCAGGGGGCGGTAGAAGCCACGTTGTTACGAAGCGGGCTTGGGCGCACCCATCGTTCTTTGAGAATGACAACCACTCGATAGCGGACATGCGCTTGTCATCTAAAAACATCTTTGCTGCCATGTTTAACTGGTGGGTCAAACGTGATGAGCGTTGGAACGTGGTGGTCAAGAAGAATGGTGAGCGTGTAACATTTGGCGTTGACCAAGATCAGACAAAACTTTATTTCAAAGACCGTGACAAGTCAGTCAAGACCGCCAGTGGGCAGACACAACGCATCGTGCACTACGTCAAGGAACATGAACGCACAGTGGGTAACAAGTCTGTTGTCATCAAGGAACATATCAGGGGCGTGCGTGAGTTCTCGTGGGCAGGGTATGAGTGCCTTGTGACTTCACCTAAGATCACTGGCAAGACAGCGGCCACATTTGATTCAGAAGGAATTGATATCAATGACACAGATGAAACTGATTTTGTGTATTTGAGTAAGCTAGGTAAGTTGTTGGCGCAAGCCGAAGAAACAGACAGGAGAGTCGCATGACAGAACCGCAACTGAACGTGTGGGAGAGAGCCTTGGGCTGGCGCAAGCGTCAGATGATTAAGACGCAGGTCACCAACGAAGTGACGCAGAAGATTCGTAACGATGCGCTAGAAGAAGTGGCTCGTGAGTTTGATGCTATGAAAAACTCTGGTGACACAGCCGCTAGCTTCGCTGTATATGTGAGGAGTCTTAAGACATGAAGGTACTTGACCTTATCCGCTACGACTACACCAGAGAGTGCTTTGTCCTGCGAGACAGTTTACGAACACGCGTACTCAACCCTTGGGAAGAGCTAAGCTTAATAGACCGCCCTAGTGTCTTCATGCACGATGTGCGCTTTCGTGCCAAACAACCATCAGGCACGATCTCAAGTGAAGAAGGCTTAGGCTACAGACAATTTGGCACATTCAGCCGTGCCGTAGAACCACTACCAAACAAACATGCAGGAACACTTAAACATGCCACGGCCAAAGCCACCAGAGCCCATAACTTTTAGAAACATACGAATGTCTGACAGGCAGTGGATCATATTCAACCAACTCGGCGGGGCTGAGTGGTTGCGTGGATTTCTTGAAAAGAAAGCACCCATGCCCAAGCAGTACTACGACAACGAACTAGCGCGCATCAACAATCCTGCTGACGCCGCATTTTTAAACAGAAAGAGAGAAATCAATGACTGAGGTACATCATGGCAGAAACACCTGAATGGAAAGTAAAGAAGGCGGTACGGCTGTTGCTTGACAGGCTAGGCGTGTACCACTTCATGCCCCCGGCTAACGGCTTTGGCCGTGCAGGGATACCTGACATCGTTGGTTGTATGGATGGACACTTCATCGCCATCGAGTGCAAGGCCGGCAAGGGGCAGACCACTGCACTGCAAGACAGGGAACTCAACGCCATCCTCAACGCAGGGGGCACTGTGTTCATTGCGCGTGAGCACAACATACCAGACCTAGAACTACTACTGAAGGAGAAACAAAATGAGTTTCGTACAGGGTGACTTCTCAATGACAGAGGAAGAACTCGAACGCAGAGTCGAGGCCATGTCAGATGAGGAGCAACACCATTTCAGATTACTGATTCACAAGATCGTGATGTGTTATGGCCAAGGCAAAGCACAGGGCGTGTTTATCATTGGGCGCGCTGAAGATCAAGTCGCAGGAGTCGTTACCCTAAACTGTAATGAGATGGAGGCGTCGCAACTCATGTTGGCGGCAAACGATTTTTTCGGCTTTCTCAACGTCCTAGGCGCACCACCCAAGGAGAATTTTAATTGAGCACGCCATACGACACGATCATCACGATCGATTTCGAAACCTACTGGGACACCAAGGAAGGTTACACACTCACCAAGATGACAACCGAGGAGTACATACGCCATGACAAATTTAGAGCGTTCGGAGCTTGCGTTCATGTATACGGAAGCGATGAACCAATTAGATGGTTTGGAGATGCAGAGCTACGTGAGTACTTTGATGGGGTCGACTGGGGACGAACCGCAGTGCTTGCCCATAACGCACAGTTCGATGTATCAATTATGGAGTGGAGATACAACGCCCGACCCTGTTTCATCTTCGACACGTTATCTATGGCGCGAGCTTTACGTGGCGTGGAAGTTGGTAACCGTCTTGCCAAGCTTGCCGACGACTTTGGACTTGCCCCAAAAGGTGACGCTATTTACACGACAAATGGATTGTCCGAACTTACCCCCGTTATTGAGGAAGAACTTGCGAACTACTGCAAACATGATGTGTATCTGTGCGAGGAAATATTCAAAAGACTTGCTATTGCTTACCCATCCAAGGAGTTAAGACTCATCGACATGACTCTGAAGATGTACACCCGTGCGTGCCTCGAGCTTGACCCCAACATGCTGACGGACGCCATACTAGATGAAAGAGAAAAACGTGAAGCCCTATTACAAAAGCTCGGCGTGGATGAAACTGCACTGGCATCGAACCCGCAGTTTGCTGCACTACTTGAGAAACTCGATGTGGTTCCGCCAACCAAGGTCAGTAAGACGACTGGGAAGCAAACACTTGCCCTCGCTAAGAACGATGCCCTATTTCAAGCGTTACTCAACGGTGAACGTGAAGACGTTGCCCTTCTATGTGAAGCGCGTCTTCGGGTTAAATCGACCACTGAGCGAACCCGTGCCCAAAGGTTCCTTGACATCAGTAAACGCGGAGCCTTGCCTGTCCCACTCTCTTACTACGGGGCGCAGACGGGTAGGTGGACGGCGAGTAAAGGTTCGGCCATCAACATGCAGAACCTCAAGCGAGGCTCGTTCCTACGCAAAGCAATTATGGCTCCCGAGGGGCATCAACTCGTCGTCGGGGATCTCTCGCAGATTGAGCCGCGAGTACTTGCATGGCTTTCAGATTACACAGACATGCTTGACATCTTCAAGGCTGGAGGCGACCCTTACGCCGCGTTCGGTGCGCAGATGTTTAACATACCCGGACTTAGTAAGGAAAGCCACCCTGACCTAC